TGATAATATTCCAGAAGCGACTACACCCGGAGCATTTTTGAACTTTGGTGGAACTAATGTTTATAAAAGTTCTCAGATGATGAAAATTGCTCGAATGTTTAGTAATGGTTTGGTTACACGTCACGATGTATTTTTATTTACAGATGCTTGGAATCCGACAATTATACAACTTAAGTATATGAGTCAGTTACTAGACATTCCAATTAAGATACATGGCATGTGGCATGCAGGTAACTATGATAAGAATGACTTTTTAGGTAGATTGATTAAAGATGAATGGGTTAGTAACTTTGAATTGTCATTAGCACAGGCCATTAATTATAATTGGTTTGCTACTAACTACCATTTAGATATCTTTAGACGTACATATTCAAATTCAAATATACATTGTGGTTTAACGGGTTGGCCAATGGAGTATCTTAAAGATACAATTCAACCTTCAAAGGGTAAAGAAAACTTGATACTATTCCCTCATAGAATAGCTCCAGAAAAGCAAGTACAGATATTTAGAGATCTAAGAGAAGAATTACCTGAGTATAAGTTTGTTATATGTCAAGATGAGAAATTGACAAAAGATGAATATCATGAATTGTTAGGTAAGGCTAAAATAGTATTTTCTGCAAATCTTCAAGAAACTTTAGGTATATCATGTTATGAAGGAGCATTAGCAGGCGCGTTACCTATGGTACCGGATCGACTAAGCTATTCAGAAATGTATATGCCGTCATTCAAATATCCAAGTGAATGGACAGAATCATATGAAAACTATATGGTTTATAGAACGGATGTCGTTAAGATGATTCGTAATTGGATGTCATCATACGATGACCGTGCAAAGGATTTACATAAATTAACAAATAAATTAGAAACAGAGTTTTTCTCAAGCTCAAAACTTTTAAAGGTATTATTCAATGGATAATAAAAAGAAATTCATTTACTTCCCTAGCTTATCAGCGGGTGGTACGGCAGATGCATTTAAGAAAAATAAAGATGTAATGCCAGGCCTGACGAGTAGATTTTATGCTGAGGATTTCCCGGAGGAATGGAGACATCCATATTTCTTGGTAACAGCAGGACACTACTATAAGAAACCAGAAACCCGTAAAGATTTTGGTTTAGAAAAAGCATTTGTATTTGGTGACTCAGGTGGTTACCAATTGGCCCGAGGCGCACTAAAATGGTCTACGGAGCTTCGTGAAACGATCTTTCATTGGTTGGAAAATAATTCTGATATCGCTGCGAATTTAGATATTCCACCGAGAACTACATATGCTAATCGATTTGAAGATTCATTAGCAATTAGTTTAGAGAACTTTAAATGGTTCGAAGATCATCAGTCCGGTAAATGTACATTCTTAAATGTATTGCAAGGATCTAATACACATCAATATTCTCATTGGTATGAACAAGTTAGAGACTTTGATTTCGGTGGATGGTGTGTAGGCGGTCCTCAAAAATTAGTCGACTTTTTCTATGCATTAGCAGTTCTATTGCAAAATAGAGAGTTTGAAAAGAAACGTAATGGATACATTCACTTGTTAGGTATTTCTAAGATTAGTGATTTCTATCTATTGAGTATGCTTCAAAAGAACTTTAATAAGCATTTTGATGGTAGAATACAAGTATCGACAGATAGTTCATCGCCAGGACAGTATCCAGTATATGGAACGTATTTGCATTCACCTCAATTGAGTAAAATGACATTTAGCCATTTATATTTTCCTAAAGGCGAAAACCTCCCGTATAATGCAGAAGATATGGTTCCTAATCCATTCGGTCATCCTATTGTAATGACGTTCGGTGAAGTAGCTAAATATGATGGCAATTGTACTTTGAAAATGGTATTGAATAATGTATTTGCATTTAACAAGACTATTGATATGGTAAATGAACTTTGTGATGCTCACTTAGAACTATTGGAAACAATTGTACCAAGCGACTTATATCAAATTCTTAAGAGTATGAATGAAATGTTTGAAGATCCAGACAATGCAATTCGTATCTATGAGAAATATCGTCATCATTATATGCAATTTGGTGGATCGCATATTATATCAACTAATGAAAACACTTTTAATCAATTCTTTGAAACAAAATAAATAATATGAAAAAGACAGAACTTTTAAATTTTATCGGCCGTTATCATTTGGCCGGAGCAACTACATCAGTTAAATGGGTTGCAGATAGTGGAGCAATTCAAACGTCGTTTATTACAGATGACCAAAATGTTATTGGTAGTGTAACTACTAATTTAGATTTAGGTACTAATGAATTAGGCGTATATGCAACTCCCCAATTAGTAAAAATGCTCTCAGCGGTTAATGAAGACCTAGATGTCAGTGTTAACAAGATTGCTGAAAAATCAGTTAGCATTGCAATATCCGATAAAGATGTTAACATGACATTTATGTTAGCTGATATGTCAGTTATTCGTCAGGTACCTGAATTAAAGCAACTTCCAGATTGGAGTGCAGAAGTAGTAATGGATAAGGACTTCGTGAATCGATTCATTAAGGCAAAGAATGCATTACCAGAATCAGAAAACTTCGGAGTACAGTGTAAAAATGGTAAGGTAGAATTCATTGTTAATTATTCTTCAATCAATACAAACCGTATTAAGTTTGAAGCAGATGATAAGTCAGCTACAGGTAAAGATATGCCGGTAGTATGTTTTTCAAGTAATCTATTCAAAGAAATTCTTCAAGCAAATCGTGATGCGGAAACTGGAAGATTAGAGTTATCATCAGCAGGGTTAGCCCGAGTGGTCTTTACTGGTAAAACATATACAGCAACTTATTACTTAGTACAATTACAAACATCGTAATATGAAAGTAAAGTTTAAGAAACTTGTTGATAGAGCAGTAACTCCTAGCTATGCAAAGCCAGGAGATGCTGGCCTAGATATGACAGCGATAGCATCGACTATTGACAATGTATATGGCTTTATCGAGTATAATACCGGTATAGCCGTTGAGATTCCTGAGGGGTATGTTGGATTACTATTTCCTAGGTCATCTGTTTCAAAAACAGATTTGATACTAGCAAATTGCGTAGGAGTAGTTGATTCCGGATATCGAGGAGAAATTAAGTTTAGATATAAAATGCCACCTAAAGCTTATTTTGCTAGTCTGAAAAGATTTCAAGATGGCGATCGAATTGGTCAGTTAGTCATTATGCCTTATCCAAATATTGAATTGGAACAAGTAAATGAACTATCGGATACAGATCGTGGCGAAGGTGGATATGGTTCTACAGGTAATTAATATTTATAACAAAGAGTTATGTTTGGAAATCAAGAAAATAGTTTATGGGTAGAGAAGTTCAGGCCCGGTACCCTTGAAGGATATGTAGGTAATGAACATATCGTTGAAAAAGTCAAATTGTATATTGAAAGCGGAGATGTACCTCACTTGTTATTCTATGGACAAGCCGGTACCGGTAAGACAACATTAGCAAAGATTATCGCGAATAACGTTGATGCAGATGTAATGTACATTAATGCGTCAGATGAAAATAATGTTGATACTGTAAGGACGAAGATTAAAAACTTTGCAAGTACAATTGGGTTTCGTACATGGAAGATTGTAATATTAGATGAGGCGGATTATATGACTGCGAACGGTCAAGCTGCATTACGTAATCTAATGGAAACATTTTCCAATACAACCAGATTCATTCTTACATGTAACTATGTTGAAAAGATCATCGATCCTATTCAAAGTAGATGTCAGGCATTTGCAATTACACCGCCTAGTAAAATAGATGTAGCAAAACGTGTTGCGGGTATATTAGATGAATTATCTATAATATATGATAAGAAAGATTTAGTTGCCATCATTAATGCAGGGTATCCAGATATTCGTCGTGTATTAAATGCATGCCAACGGCAGGTAATTGATAACGTATTACGAATAGATAATGATAGTATTATCCAAGCAAATTATATGACCAAGTTGTTAGAGATTCTTAAAAGTGATCTTAATAAAAAAGATGCTTTTAAAGAGGTTAGACAACTTATTGCAGATAGTAAGGTTAAAGACTTTACCAATCTTCATAAATTTCTATTCGATGAAATAGATGAATATGCTAAAGGACATATTGCTGCTGTTATTCTAATATTAGCAGAGTCCCAGTATCAAGATTCATTTGTAGTTGATAAGGAATTGCATATGATGTCGACAATTGTAAAATTACTTAACGAATTAAAATAAGGAACAAGTTATGGCAAAGAAAGTGTTTATGAATGCTGACAGTCGCAATGGTTTAAAGGTCGGTATCGACACATTGGCGAACGCAGTTAAAGTTACGTTAGGTCCGAAAGGCCGTAATGTTGTGATTGAGAAACCAGGATTGAGTCCGGTGATCACGAAAGATGGTGTATCTGTAGCAAGGGAAATTGTATTAGAAGATCCTATTGCTAATGCAGGAGCACAAATGTTAAAGGAAGTTGCTAGCAGAACTGCAAATTTAGCAGGAGATGGCACTACAACAGCGACGGTATTGGCTCAAGCTATTATAACTGCCGGCTTAAAAAATGTAACGGCAGGCGCAAATCCAATTGATTTGAAGCGTGGAATTGATCAAGCAGTTGATGTCATTGTAAATTCATTAGATGATATTGCAGTTAAGATTGAAGGCGACTCTGATCAAATTAAACAGATTGCAACTATATCAGCAAACAATGATGAGGCTATTGGATCGTTAATTGCAGAAGCAATGACAGCAGTAGGAACAGAAGGTGTTATCACCGTTGAAGAAGCAAAAGGCATGTTAACAGAATTGACTACGGTAGAAGGTATGCAAATTGATCGTGGATATGTATCTCCGTACTTTGTAACTGATACTACTAAAATGGAAGTAATGTATGAAAAGCCTTATATCTTAATTTATGATAAGAAGATTTCAAATATGAAAACGTTCTTACCTATTTTAGAAAAGGTAGTTCAATCCGGTCAGCCATTAGTGATTGTAGCTGAAGATATTGAAGGTGAAGTGCTAAGTACATTGGTAATGAATCGTGTTCGAGCTGGGTTGAAAGTTGTAGCAGTTAAAGCTCCGGGCTTCGGTGATAAGAGAAAGTCAATGTTAGAAGATATTGCAATCTTAACAGGCGGTAACCTTATCTCAGAAGAGTTAGGACATAAACTAGAAAATGCTAGTATTGAAGATTTAGGTATTGCTGCTAAAGTAGTAATTACAAAAGATGATACTACATTCGTTAACGGCGCAGGTGCATCAGAAGAAATAAATGCACGAATTGAAAGTCTTAAAGGACAGATTGAAACAGCCACATCTGATTATGAGCGTGAAAAGTTACAAGAACGTTTAGCAAAATTAGTAGGCGGTGTTGCAATTCTATCTATTGGAGCTGCTTCTGAGATTGAAATGAAAGAGAAGAAAGACCGTGTAGATGATGCATTGAGTGCTACTAGAGCTGCCATTGCTGAAGGAATTGTACCTGGCGGCGGTATTGCTTTAATTAGAGCAGCAGAACGTAGTGCATTTGTAAGTACTAATGAAGATGAATTAATTGGTATTAATATTGTATTACGTGCTATTGAAGAGCCACTTCGTCAGATATGTGCTAATGCAGGAGCTGATGGATCGGTAGTGATTAGAGATATCAAGCAAAATGAAAACATTGCTTATGGATATAATGCTCATACAGAACAGTATGAAGATTTGTATAAGTCTGGAATCATCGATCCTAAGAAAGTGGCACGTGTTGCATTACAGAATGCTGCTTCAGTAGCATCTATGATCTTAATGACAGAATGCGCATTAATTGAAATACCAGAAACAAAGTCGGATAAAAATACTAATTACAATTTATAATCTATATATTAAGGATAATATGGCAAAGAAAGAAAACATGGAACAGCCGAATAATGCTCCGAGACTTCGCGTAGAAGACTTAACGGACATTGTTTGTGAGAACTGCGGTGGTAGATTTTTTAAAGAAGTAAATGCATTTAAACGTGTACCTGCTTTAATATCACCTACCGGTAAAGAACAAATCATTCCAGTACCAACATTTCGTTGTGATGATTGCGGTCATTTGAACGAAGAATTTATGCCTAAATGAGTACTAAGGTAGCAACAATATTTGACCATTTATCAAACATAACGGAGAAGAAGACTGCCTGGGAAAAGCTTTCAGAAGCAGATCAGAAGTCTTTTTCTCCTTATATCATCAACAGATGGTTAAGCATGAGTTATGATCTAATAGAGTTCGTTGATATGTTTCAACAGTATACAATTGGGCCATTAGATCGTAAACATGTTTATCAATTATATTTAGACATACTTCCAAAGAAGAAGATATTTGCTAAGTATATTAAAGGTAAGAAGTCTGATAAGTATGAAAATGAACTAGTAGCATTTATAGCTGAGCATTTTCAAGTATCGGAAAAAGATGCTGAAGAGTATATCAATATCTGGTTTGAATTAGATAATGGTAAGGAATTAGAATCTGTACTTAAACTATACGGTAAGACAGATAGCGAGATTAAAAAGTTATTGAAATGAAAGACTCAGTAAACCATCCAAGCCATTATGGCGGAGAAGATAATACTTATGAAGCTATTAAAGTCATTGAGGCATGGGGCTTAGACTTTTGTTTAGGTAACGTTGCTAAGTATATATCTCGTGCAGGTAAAAAAGATCCTAGCAAGGAATTAGAAGACCTTAAAAAGGCTGTATGGTATCTAGACAGAAGGATTAAACAAATCCAAAAATAAATTTGTATATTTGAATAAATGTTATTATATTTAGAAATATGCAAAAGTTTATAGAGTTTAGTAAGCGAGAGCCTAAAGAAGGTGATCGTAAAATATCTTATTCACAATTCACAATGTATTCTAATTGCCCCAAGCATTGGGAGTTAGCATATATTCAAAATTTACGTAAGTTTTCTCAAAGTATTCATACATTGTTTGGAACGGCGATGCACGAAACATTACAAAACTATGTTACGGCAATCTTCAACCAATCTGCGAAAGCCGCAGATGAAATGGATTTAGAAGCCATGTTACGTGAAAGAATGGCTACTTTATATAAAGAAGCAGTTGCCCAAACAGAGGAACATTTTTCTACCAAAGAACAAATGTCTGAATTTTATAGAGACGGTATTGCAATTATCAATTACATGAAACGTAATAGATCAAATTACTTTTCAAATAAGAATCAAGAGTTGGTTGGTATTGAGATTCCGATATGCTATCCGGCATTAGATGGCCGTGATAATATTCTAATGATATCATATCTGGACGTTGTATTGCGAGATAAGCGTACGGATGAGATTATTATCTTAGACTTTAAGACGAGCACATCCGGATGGAATAAGTATCAGAAAGCAGATAAAACTAAGACAGCGCAGTTGGTGATCTATAAAGATTATTATGCTCAGCAATATGGCCATGATGTTGAAAAGATTAATGTTGAATACTTGATACTTAAACGTAAGTTAGTTGAAGAAGCTATGTTTCCTCAGAAGAGGATTCAATCGTTTGTACCCGCTAGCGGTAAGCCTACTAGGAATAAGATTAAGCGTGAAATTGAAGATTGGATTAAATCTTGCTTCAATCAAGATGGCAGTTATAATACGGAACGTACATATATAGCTATAGCGGGAAAGAATAACAAGAATTGTAAGTATTGTGACTTTGCTAAGGATGACAGTTTATGTTCAAAGGCTAATCGAGTTAAAGAATGAAAGTAGCAATCATTGGAAGTCGTACATATGAGAATGTGCGTAAGATAAAAGACTTACTCTCAGACTTAAAAAGAAAGTTCGGTGATGAGTTAATGATTATATCAGGTGGATGTAAAGACGGCGCTGATAAATATGCTAGAAAGTATGCGTTAGAGTTTGGTATTCAATATAAAGAATTTAACCCGGCACATACACCTAGAAACTTATATAGTGCAATGTCAGAAGATTATTATGGTAAACCATATCATGTAAGTCAATTTCATCATAGGAATCTGTTAATTGCTAAGACCTGTGATGTAATGATTGCAATGATACCAAATGGAAGTGCTGCAGATGGCACTGAAAGTGCTATAAAATCTGCAAAACGTTTTAAGAAAAAAGTGGTTATAATTTCTTGAAAGCATATTTATAATAAATAAAAAGAACGGTTACAAAGGAAAAAATGGAAATTAAGTTACCAACGTTACGAAAGATCGATTCTAACAAACCTAAGAAAAAGAAAATTTTATTGTTGTCAGATGATTTGCGTATGCATAGTGGTATTGCCACTATGTCACGTGAAATTGTTTTAAACACGGTAAAGGAATTTGATTGGGTTCAATTAGGCGCAGCAATTAAGCATCCCGATCGAGGTAAAGTATTTGATATAAGTTCAGATACAGCAAAAGAAACAGGTGTATTAGATGCATCTGTTAAGTTATATCCATATGATGGGTACGGCGACCCTGGAGTATTAAATTATTTAATTGAAACTGAAAAGCCAGATGCTATTCTGCATTTCACCGATCCTAGATTTTGGGGATGGTTATATCAGATAGAACATTCAGTTCGTCAGCATATTCCTATTATGTATTATAATATTTGGGATGACTTACCTTATCCTCATTGGAATGAGCCATTTTATGAATCATGTGATCTATTAATGAATATTTCTAGACAGACACAGAACATTGTACAAAATGTACTTCAGAAGTTTCCTAAAGAGGAATGGGCTGTACAATGGGTATCACATGGAATTAATGAAAATCATATTTTTCCTATTACAGATGCACATGCACAATGGACTGAATTTAATAAATTTAAAGATGAGTTTAAACATGCCAATGCCGTTGACTTTGTAGTATTTTGGAATAATAGAAATATACGTCGTAAACAGCCAGGTGATTTAATTTTAGCATATAAAGAGTTTTGTGATAGTCTTACAAAAGAAGAGGCTAATAAATGTGTATTATTTATGCATACACAGCCAGTAGACGAAAATGGAACCGATCTATATGCAGTTAAAAATGCACTTTGTCCTGATTACAAAGTAATATTTAGTGATAAGCCAGTAGATACTAAAATGATGAACTTCTTTTATAATCTAGCAGATGTCACTATCAATATAGCTTCCAATGAAGGATTTGGATTATCTGGGGCCGAGTCATTAATGGCAGGAACACCTATCATTAACAATGTAACGGGTGGATTGCAAGACCATTGCCGATTTGAAGATGAGAACGGCGAGTGGATTGAGTTTAATACCGAGTTTCCTAGTAACCATAATGGCAAGTATAAAAAATGCGGTAAATGGGCATATCCAGTATTTCCTTCTAACAGATCATTACAAGGATCTCCGCAGACACCATACATCTTTGATGATCGTGTAGATTTTAAAGATGTAGCTAAAGGTATTACATATTGGTATGAATTAGATTCCGATACAAGAAACTCGTATGGTATGTCAGGACACGAATGGGTATCAGGTGATGAGTCTAATATGTCGGCTCGTAAAATGGGAAGTCGTTTTATAGAGTGTATCAATACATGTTTAGAAAAATGGAAACCTAGAAAAAAATTCACAACATATAAAATTGAACAAGCTAAGAAATTTGAAAAGGTAGGTGTATTATGAAACCATTTATAGTTATACAAGGTCCTGTGGCGACCAGATCTGGATACGGTAATCATACAAGAGATCTAGTTACAAGTCTTATTAAGTCGGATAAGTATGATATTCAGATTATATCATTGCCATGGGGATCAACTCCGATGGATGCTCTTAAAGCAGATAATCCAGAACATGTAAGTATAATGCAACGAATAGCCAGACAGTCAATTAATCGACAGCCTGACATCTTTATACAAGTGTCAGTGCCGAATGAGTTTCAAGCTCCTGGTAAATATAATATTGGTATTACGGCAGGAATAGAAACAACCGCAGTTCCAGCAGAATGGATCGAAGGGTGTAATAAAATGAATATGATTATTACGACATCAGAACATTCTAAGAAAGGATTTATTGATCCGGTATATGATATCTTAGATAAAAATACAAATCAAAAGACAGGCGAACTTAAATTGCAAAAACCTATTAAAGTTCTATTTGAAGGCGTAGACACTAACATATATAAACAAACCAAGGATGTACATGAAACTGTGTTAAACGAACTGTCTGATATTAAAGATACGTTCTGTTACTTGTTTGTCGGGCATTGGTTAAGGGGAGATTTTGGCGCTGATAGGAAGGATGTTGCTACATTAATTAGAACCTTTTGTGAAGCATTTAAAAACAAGTCGGCTCATAATAGACCTGGATTGATATTAAAGACTAGCCACGCTACATTTAGTATAATGGATCGTGACGAATTAACAAGAAAGATACAAGCTATTATAGCCCCATATGGTAAAAATATACCTAACATATATTTAGTACACGGAGATCTAACAGATGAAGAAATGAATAGTCTTTATAACCATCCTAAGGTTAAAGCTATGATATCATTTACGCATGGAGAAGGGTATGGTCGACCGTTATTAGAATTTTCAATAACCGGTAAGCCGGTAATTGCCCCGAATTGGTCAGGTCACATTGATTTTTTACAGTATGCAACATTGTTACCAGGCCAGTTAGGAAAAGTACATCCGTCAGCTGCGGATCAATTTATTTTAAAAGATACTGAATGGTTCACGGTAGATTATGGGTATGCGGCTGCGATCTTACGTGATTGTGTAGATAACTATAAAACCTATACAGAAAAGTCACGTAAGCAAGCATTTGTATCACGTGAATCATTTAATTTAGATAAAATGGCTGATGAGTTCGTATCTATAATAGATGAAGCATTGAATACAGTACCAATGGCTACTCAATTACAGTTACCAAAATTAAATAAAGTGGAAAATAATAACAACGGAGCGTTACCAAAATTAACGTTACCAAAATTAAATAAAGTTACAATATGACAGAGTTAAAACCAGATTATGATGAGATTTCGCCGATAACCGGCAACTTATGTGTTATAGTAGAAGTAGATGAAAAGTCTAATACAACTAGTTACATATGTATGGAATCTGGCTATGTATCAAATACAATGTTTGCGATAGGTAGTCCCACCCAAGAAGGATACGAAGCTACAGTATCACAATTGATGCGTGATTTAAAGAAAACAGATGACGAACGTGGATTAGTATGGTATCCTGCATTTATGCAAACACCGGCAGGAATGTTATACATCGCCGGCGAATCTACA